TCAAACATAACTCATGCAGATGATGACTTTTTCTCATGCTCTTTATGGTATTCACATAATTCAGATTTACAAAGTGAATTAAATCATGTAGATAGTAATTCAGGAACATTTGTACAAAGACATGGGGCGTCAGTAGATAGTTTACAATGTAAGGCATCAGATGAAGCATTTTTTAAATATAACAATTATCATGTGTCACAATCAATAAATTTAGATTTAGCTCCTGGATCAATGTTATTTCCAAGAATAAAAACAGGGGGAACAAATAATTTTAATACCAATGTATATTGGGTAATTCACTATTGTAAAAAACCATTATAAATTATGTCAAATATTAGAACAACAACAGAAGAATTTGCAGTGTCTGGTTCTTTAAAAGACCCTCAACAAAAATTAACAGCAACTGAATTAGATGAAGGGGCATTACATGAAACGGTAGTATTTTTATCTAAAAAAATAGATGAATTAATAGAAGAAGTAAATACTCTTAAAAATCAATAATGTCTATAAAAATAAAAAATAGAGACCCTAAAAAAACAGATTTTGCGTCTGATGAAATTGTTATTAATCGTAAAGATGGTACTTTATTTTTTAAATCAGAAAAAAATTTAATTAAATTAGAACCTTCTTCTACAAGTAGTGGAGATACTAGCAGTTCTGATAATTTAGGTAATCACACAGCTACTCAAGATTTAAATTTAAGCGATAATAATATAACTAATGTAACTACAGGTTCATTTGGTAGAATAGAAACATTAACAATCTCCGCTTCAACAGGTGATTTTGATGCTTCTACTATAAGAATTGGAGGAGAAGATTTTAATAGAGCAAATTTAATAGCACTAAAAGAAGGAAGATCAATCCAAACATCATCCCAAGATTTAGCTGAAGGAGATTCATCAGTAACAAATCTTTTTAGAGTAGAAGCAGTAATGTCAGTAGATGATAATTCTACTTACGCAAAAATGAAAGGCTCTGGAAGAGTAGCAACTTTTATAAGTGGTACATTATTTCAAGATTTACAAAAAACACCAACCGAAAATTTAGCTCGAATAGGAGATGGTGATACAAATTTACTTTTTTCAGGAAGTATTGTTTCTGCATCTATAAATGGTGGGTTTTTCTAGTTTTAATATATGTATATATATAAATAATAAGTTATGGCGATAAAAGATCAAAAAATTCCTTCACCTCAAGATTTAAAATCATTACCTCAATCTTTTACTGAACAAGAATTAAAAGAACTTATAGATTTAAGAACAGAAGTTTCCCAATTAACAGCCCAAATGGGTCAATTATATGTTAATAAAATTAAATTAGAAGAAACTGAACTTAAATTAAAAAAAGAATTAAAAAGTTTAGAAGAAAAAGAAACCAATATAGCTAAAAAATTATCAGATAAATATGGTAATGGAAGTATTGATTTAAATTCAGGTACTTTTACTCCTAGTAAGTAGTTTTTAACTTTTTTCTTATATTTATAACCGACTAGATCATATGGGTTTAGTTTTGGTTTGTGTTTTTTTTCCATATTTATATAGGAACCAACCACAGACATAACTTTATAAAATAAATATAAGATGGCAGAACAAATTATTTCACCAGGTGTTTTTACAAGAGAAAACGACCTTTCATTCTTACCTCAAGGAGTTGGCGCAATTGGCGCAGCAATTATTGGACCTACTGAAAAAGGACCAGCGTTTGTACCAACAGTAGTAAGAAGTTTTCAAGAATTTGAAACCAGATTCGGGCCTTTAAGCTCAGAAACATATGTTCCTCAAACAGTAAGAGAATATCTTAAAAATGCAGGATCAGTTACTGTATGTAGAGTATTAGCAGGAGCCCCATACACATACGAAAATGGTACTAATGAAGTTATAGCATTAATTGCTTCTAGTTCACAGGATTCAACCGCAGTATTAATGGGAGCTATTTTCCCTTCTAAAAATACAAGTAAACCTGGTTTAGGATTATCTTCTCTTGATGGTGGTTCAGGTGTTGTTTCTTCAGGAACAAAATTAAGCGAAAATTTTAGCTTAATCCTAAGTGGAACTAATGTTACAGCAGATCAGTATTCTGCTTCTTTAAATCCTGCCAATTCAAATTACGTATTTAAACAAATCTCTGATAATCCTAATAATAGTAAAACGGGGGCTAACACTTATAAAGGTACTGGTTTTACTTATTTAAATTTTAAAAATAAACAAACAAATATTTTTGGTGGAGCTCAAGAAGTTGCAACCATTACTTTTGCAGCAGATGATTCAGATAATTTATTCGCTACAGCAAGTATACAAGGTACAGCAGGATTTGGAAATTCATTTGTATTAACAGATGCAGATGGAGATCAATTTACTTTTGCTTTAAGTGGAGCTTTAGGATTTGTTGCTCCCACAGGAGCCGGTTTAACAGGATCTCTTGTTACAGCTGATATATCAGGTGCACAACATTTAGTAACAGGATCTGAAGTAGCAAATGCACTTGCAACAGCTATTAATAATAGACCAGAATTTACAGCAGTAACAGCATCTGATGGATTAACTATTACAGTAACTCATACATCAGGAGGTGTAGCAACAGATATTATAAACCAAGGATTTACAACATCTTCAATAGTTTCAGTTGATACAACAACTCAAGGAACAGATGCAATAGGATTAAGTAATGCAGATTTTGTATACTTAGTTACTCAATCTACAGATATTACATTTAATGGAGAAATAAGCCAAACAGAGGGATATGGATACGCTTCTACACCATTTATTACTTCTCAGTTTTTAGATTCATCTAACACAACAAAAGAACTATTTAAAATCCATACATTAGATCATGGTAAAGAAGTTGCTAAAGATTATAAAGTTTCAATTTCTAACTTAAAAGAACCAGGAAATATAGATGGAGTTGAACAATACTCAACATTTACAGTTTCTATTAGAGCATTTGATAATTTAGATAAATCAAATTCTCCATTAGAACAATATAATAATGTAAATTTAGATCCAGATTCACCAAACTTTATTTCAAGAAGAATTGGAGATAGATATCCACAATATAATGATACATTAAATAAAGTAGAATTACTTGGTAACTATCCAAATATTTCAAAATTAGTTAGAGTAGAAGTAGCTCAAGCAGTAGCTGAAAAAGCAAATTCTCCAAAATTATCTCCTAAAGGATTCAAAGCAGTTAAAAATACTTTAAATACAGCATCTTTTGCAGATAACTTTGCTTTCCCCTCAGCATCATATGAAGGAAACCAAGTAATTGGAAGTAATTATAGTTCTAAAGCATTTTTAGGATTCAAATTTACGGAAAAAGATTCAGATAATGATAACTTTATAAAACCATTACCTTCAAATGTAGGAAGTAATGTATCAGGTGATTTTAATGTTGAAAATTATTCAGGTCACCCAAGTTCATCATTATGGGTAGGTTCATTAAGTGCTTCGATAGATGCAACAGGAGCAACAGGACCTACAAATAACCAACTTAAATTTACAGTACCTTTCCAAGGAGGTGATGATGGTATTAGGCCAGATATTGTAAAACAAGTAGGTGAATATATAACAGCAACTAATTTATATGGATTTGATTTAAGTACAACAAGTGCTGGTGGATACACAGGGTATAAAAAAGCATTAGATATATTATCAAATCAAGATGAATATGATATTAATATGTTAGCTATGCCGGGTGTTATTCATTCATTACACCCATTAGTTACAAATGCTGGTATTGATATGGTAGAAGATAGAGGTGATGCATTTTTTGTAATGGATGCAAGTACTGTAGATTCATCAGTAAACACAGCAGTAAGCAATGTAAGTGGTTTAGACACAAGTTACGCTGCAACTTATTACCCATGGGTTAAAGTACTTGATTCTTCAATTAATAAACCAGTATTAGTACCGCCATCAGTAATAGTACCAGGAGCTATAGCAGCAAGTGATAGAATTGGAGCTGAATGGTTTGCACCAGCAGGTTTAAATAGAGGTATTTTAGGAAATGTAATTGAAGCTAAAATAAGATTAAATCAATCTGAAAGAGACGTATTATATGATGCTAAGATTAACCCAATCGCTACATTCCCAGCAACAGGAGTTTGTATTTGGGGTCAGAAAACACTACAAGAAAGAGCAACGGCATTAGATAGAATTAATGTTAGAAGATTATTAATTAATCTTAAGAAATTTATTGCAAGTTCTTCTAGATTCTTAGTATTTGAACAAAATACAACTCAAACAAGAAATAGATTCTTAAACATAGTTAATCCATATTTAGAATCAGTACAATCAAGACAAGGATTATTCGCATTTAGAGTACAGATGGATGGTGGAAATAATACACCAGATGTAATTGATAGAAACCAATTAGTAGGATCAATTTTCTTACAACCAACTAAAACAGCTGAATTTATAGTACTTGACTTTAATGTTCTTCCAACAGGAGCAACATTTGATTCATAAAAGTTAAAAAGAATTATATTTATAATAGAACAATAAAATAAAATAAAAAGATGGCAATATTAGAATCAAACCAAATGATGTTCACAGCATTCGAACCTAAATTACAAAATAGGTTTCTAATGGAAATTGAGGGCATCCCAGCGTACCTTATTAAAAAAATTGATAGACCAAGTATTTCTTTTGGTGAAGTAGTTCTTGATCACATTAACGTGAAAAGAAAGATTAAAGGAAAAGCTAATTGGGATAACGTTACAGCTGAACTTTATGATCCAGTAACACCTTCAGGTGCCCAAGCAGTAATGGAATGGGTTCGTTTGTCACACGAATCAGTTACAGGTAGAGATGGTTATTCTGATTTTTATAAAAAAGATCTTAAAATCCAAACTTTAGGACCAGTAGGTGATGTTGTTGAAGAATGGATTATGAAAGGTGCTTATTGTCAAAATGCAGGTTTTGGTAGTATGGATTGGACATCTGATGCACCAGCAAGTATTTCAATGACTATAGTAATGGATTACGCAATACTAAATTTCTAATATTATATTTTATAAAAAAGAAAAGCGCCTTTTGGCGCTTTTTTTATTCCTACATATATGTATATCCGAACTAGTTTTAAAATTAAATAACGTTATGGAACAAAAACATCAATTTCCGGCTGAAGAAGTCACATTACCCTCAAAAGGTTTACTTTATCCACAGGATTCATCATTAAAAGATGGTATTTTAGAAATGAAGTATATGACCGCAAGAGAAGAAGACATCTTAACCAACCAAAATTTAATAGCTAATGGTACAGTAATTGACAAATTATTACAATCATTAATTATCTCTAAAATTAATTATAATGAATTACTTACAGGAGATAAAGATGCCCTTATGGTAGCTGCTAGAGTTTTGGGTTATGGAGCAGATTATTCTTTTACTTATAGAGGAGAAGAAGTCACTGTAGATTTAACAAAAATAGAAGATAAACCATTATCTGCTAAACCAATTGAAGAAGGTAAAAATGAGTTTGAATTTACTTTACCTACTTCAAAAACTAAATTAACTTTTAAATTATTAACTCATGGAGATGATAATGCTATAAAAAAAGAATTAGAAGGTTTAAAGAAAATAGATAAAACTATTACTAGAGATTTATCAACTAGGTTAAAATATATGATTTTATCTGTAGATGGTGATTATGAAAAATCAACAATTAGAGACTTTGTTGATAATAAATTTTTAGCTCGTGAAGCTAGAGAATTTAGAAAATATGTAGCAAAAATCCAACCTAGCGTAGACTTATCTTTTGATTATACAGATAACGAGGGGAATACTACAAAAGTAGAAATTCCTGTTGGTCTTGACTTTTTTTGGCCTGACGCCACAATATAGGAAACTATTATTTGACCAAATACATTTTCTAGTGTTCCATGGTGGTGGTGGGTTTCAACATTCAGAAGTTTATAATATGCCTATTTGGTTAAGAAGATTCCACATTCAGTCTATTAGTGAATATAATAAAGACCAGAATGAAAAAGTTGAAAAAGCTAAAAAAGGTAATCAGTCTTCTAAAACCCCTTTAGGACCTAATATAAATCCTTCATCAACTTACAGTTTTAAAAAGTAAAGGTATCGCTGATACCTTTCTTTTTTTTATATTTATACATGTATAATACTATAATATGGCTACTAACGACGAAATAGAAAAAGGTAATAAACTCCTACGGGATCAAGCAGAAAACGTTGAATTTATAAAAGACGCTTTTAGGTCCCTTTCTGCTGTAGTTTCTGCTGCTATAGAAGATGCTGTAGATCAAATGCAGGGATTAGATGATATGGGAGCTAGAATAGCTAAATCATCAGAAAGAGAATTAGTTGGGAGTTTTAAAAAATTAGGAAATCAACTAGAAAAAAATGTAACTATACAAGCAAAAATCCTTAGGGGACAAAATGCTAGTAAAGACATTGAAAATGCTCGAATTAATATACAAGCTAGACTAGCCCAAACATCTGCAAAAATACGAGGCAATATAGCTTTAAGTGCATTTGAACAAGAAAAACTAGTAGCCGAAGCCGAAGAACAAGCAAAATTTGGCTCTATAGCTTTAGATGATCTTGAAAAACAAAATAAAGAACGAGTAAAATCCATATCATTATTTAAAATAACGGGGGGTATTATATCTAATATAGCTAATAAATTAGATAAATCCGGTGCACTAGCAGAACTATTAAAAGGAGATCTTGGTCAAATTACATCAGAAAGAATAGGTGAAGCAGGAGTTATTAGTGCTATAGATGTATTATCAACTGGATTACTTGATGTAAGTGCACAAACAACCCAATTTCAAAAACAACTTGGTTTATCAGGAGATAAAGCAAACCAATTAAGAGATAGATTAGCAGAAGTAGCTTTAGTTTCAGGTGAGACAACCTTAAATACTACTACAGTAGTAAATGCATTTGAAGCTCTTAACTCATTAGGAACAGCTAATGTAGCATTTAGTACTGAATTATTACAACAAACTGGTAAATTGGAAACCCAGCTTGGAATGTCAGCTGATCAACAAGCAAGATTCGGTTTTGAATCTTTAAAATCTGGTAAATCAGTAATGGATATATATGAGGGTTCCGTTGCTACTATAGGTACTGTAGAACAAATAACAGGACTCGAACTAGATAGATTATCAGTTATACAAGAAGCAGCAAATGTAACAGGTGAAATTAGAGCCCAATTAGGATTTAGTATTGAAAATATAGCTGAAGCTATAGCAATGACTAAATCTTTTGGTATGACTTTATCAGATGTATCAGGTGTTGCTAATAATTTATTAGATTTTCAATCTTCTATTGCTGCTGAATTAGAAGCTGAATTATTTACAGGAAAACAATTAAATTTAGAAAAAGCCAGATTATTTTCTTTAACAGGAGAGTATGGAAAATTAGCAGAAGAAATAAAAAATAATGTAGTAGATGAATATGAGTTTGCTCAAATGAATACTCTTGAAAGAAGAAAATATGCTCAGGCATTAGGAATGAGCGTTGATCAATTATCTGACATGATATTTGATATGGAAACTTTAGCGAGACTTGAACAAGAAGCACTTGATAGGGGTGATGAAGATGTAGCTCAAAATTTAAGAGCTCTTTCTTTACAACAAGAATTTTCTTTATTAGTTGAAAAAATTCAACAATCACTTGTAGCATTAGCTGATGGTCCTCTAGGATCAATAGCAAAATTATTTGTAAATTTAATGGAATCCACTACAGTTGTATTTGGAACGATAGGGGCTATTGCAGGAGTTCAACTTGCGGGTATTATTTCGGGATTTATGAAACTTGTAAAACTAGTGAGAGGTTTAAGTTTTGCGGCTGCTGTTACAAAAGCTTTTACTAACCCAGTAGGATTTGCTGTAAGTGCTGCATTAGCAGGAGCTGCTGTTGGAATAGTTGGTGGTTTATTAGCATCTGGACCAGCAGAAGATGCAACGATAGAAAATGGAATCATTACAAAGAAAGCAAGAGGTACTATGGAATTAACACCTTTCTCCTCAGCAGATCAAGTTGCAATAGGAACTAATTTATTTGCTGGTGGAGGCGGAACTCCTTCTAACCCAGTAGTAAACATTTCAGGTGTAAAAATAACAACAGATAGATTTGCAGATAGAGCTATATATTCTAGTGGAATAGATGAACAAACAGCTTTTTCTTAATATATTTATAAACGATAACTAAAAACTTAATATTATGCCACACAACAGTAATTTATTAAATTTAAAATCAAACTTAGACAACAGAAATTCATTTGGTGGATCTTCAATGACTGCTATACCTCATGAAGAAAATAGCTCTATTAATGGACCAACAGTAAATGCCGCTGATGCTATAGATGGAGGAGTAGGAGATACTATTGAACAACGATTTTTTCATGGTAAAGCAAACCCAGCTAAATACGATGGTAAAAAAATAGGAGCATTAGACTTACATGTTCAATTACTAAATGATACTTACGAATACAGTAGAGCAGGATTCGCAGGATCATCAGGACCAGCACCAGGTGGTGTAGTAAATCAATTTGCAGATTTAAATATTCCTATAAATAGTAATGGTGAACAAGAAGATCCTGAAAGATATATTGATAAAATGAATGCCTCTGGTTTATTACCATAATCTTATAAACTATGGCATTAAATTCACTACTTGATTTACTTGGTGGGGATAGTATAACCATTGGTGGTGATACAATAACTCAAAAAGCTAATAACTTATATGCAATAGGAGAAGGCTCTAAAGCATTTGACTATGGTATAGCTGGAAAGTCTGTTGCTACTAATGAAGGAGTATTTAATATATTCCAAGTTAGTACAGGTCCTATTTTAGGTAAACGAGTAGAATTTAATGGTTTTAATACAGAAGATGTAAATCCTAATGATTTAAGATCTGTAGCTAATCCTACATTTTTATATCCTGAAGAATCTGAAGGTTATACTAGGGGAACTCAAATAGATAATTTTGTAAGAGGAGGAACTAAGTATGCTACAGAAGCAAGAGAAATAGATACTAAAAGAATAACTAGATTCTTAGCCTCTCCTAATGGTAAACAATTTATAGCAAAACAAGCAGCTTTACAATTATTAAACCCACGAGAAGAAACTAACTTATTTAATGGTGGTTTAAGTTTATTAGCATCAGTTGGTTCTTCGGGAATAGTTAATTTTAGAAGACATGGACTAGTACCTACCCCCGCTAATTCTACATTAGTTCAAAGTTTAGGATTACCTAGTTCAGTTAGTTTAGGAGGAATAGGTGAAGAAATAGGAATAGGAAGTATAGGATTAGGAGGAGATTATGTTAGTGTAACTCCTTTTAATAGAGTTAAAAATTTTAATACGGGAGACCCAGGAAAACTATCACCACAAAATACATTACAAAAAATTGTAGATCTTGATAGACCCAAAGACCCTAGAGTATACCAAGCGGGTACTATGGAAGAAGATTACGATGCTAATATTGATAAAATAGATAAAATAAATGCATTAGATGTAGTTGAAGGTTTTAATGCAGGTGAAAGTTTAGGTAAAATTAAAGTATTTAAAGGTAAATTAGATAGTAATAACAAACCTATAAAAGAAGAATTAAAACCAGAAGATTTAAAAGATATTATACAGTTTGGGTTTGAAATTATAAAAAATGATGGTTCTAATAGTGATTTAATACAATTTAGAGCTTTTATAGATGGATATAAAGATAATTTTAGTGCTAACCATAACACAGTAAAATATAATGGTAGGGGTGAAGAATTTTATACTTATAATAGTTTTAAAAGAAGTATAGGAGTAGATTTTAAAATAGCAGCCCAATCAAGGCATGAAATGAGACCCCTTTATAGAAAATTAAATTATTTAGCAGCCCAAACTGCTCCTGAATATGATCCTTTTACAGGTAGGATAAAAACCCCATATATGTATTTAACTATGGGTGATTATTTTAAAAAAGTACCAGGTGTATTAACATCAGTAACTATGGGTTGGCAAAAAGATTATACATGGGAAATAGCATTAGATAAAGTATTTCCGGGAACACCAACAGGACAAGTAGATGAAAATAATAATGAAATATTAACTGAAACGACAACAGGGCTAGATGCTCAAATGTTAGTATTACCTCATGTTTTAGATGTAAGTATTAGTTTCCAACCAATACATAACTTTACACCAAGAAATGATATTAATACACCATTTATTGGGATAGATGAATATTTAACACAACCACCTGGACTTATATAAAATGAAAAATAGATTACAAAATATATCCATAGAATTAAAAAACCAAAAAAGATACTTTAGAGGCATAAAATACCCTAATATACCTTTATCTATAAATGATTTATATGTTATAACAACAGCTGGTGATAGACTTGACTTATTAGCTAATCAGTTTTATAAAGATGTTAGACTATGGTGGGTTATAGCTACAGCTAATAGAGATATAGTAAGAAGAGATAGTTTTGGATTAAAACCAGGATTAGAGATTAGAATCCCTTCTAATATTCAAAGAATACTGCAGGATTATAAAAATTTAAATAATAAAAGTTATTAATAATGGCAAGTTTAGGGTTATATGGGTCTCTTAAAGATTATGTAAAACAACAACTCAAAGTAAGAAGAGCAGTATTATCTAATCCACGTAGAGTTGAGGTAGGACTTGAATCACATACTATTAACGCAGGTGAAGAAAATGAACAAACTATAAAGGCATGGTCTTTTGACTCTTCTAATGATTTTCAAACAAATACTAGATCTGGTCCTGAACAATTTTATGCTTATACTACACAAAAAAGTTGCACTATTAGAATGGCTTCGGGAGTTGATATGGAAGAATCAGCTAGAGATAAATTATTTGAAGACGGAGAAAAAAATTTATTAGGAAATGGATTATCAGCTATGTATATATTACAAGGAGGAACTATTAATGCTAGTAACACCTTTGTTTTAGGTAATACTGAAATAAGGTTAAATACCAGTAACCCCCGAGGTGGTATAAAAAATTTTGGTGGTGCTTATGGAGATCCTGATACACGTTCAGATGGTGGTGATGGTTTTGGTATAGTTCCCATGCCTGGTATTATAGATGCTAAAATTAACACTGTATCAAAAGAAGGAGCACTTAGAGAAGCTGTAGTTAATTTTTCATGTCATAGTAGAAGACAATTAGAAATATTAGAAACTTTATATATGAGACCTGGGTATAATGTTTTATTAGAATGGGCATGGACTCCATATATAGATAATTTTGGGAATATTGAAAATAATGATTTTTCAGCAATATTTGAATTTTTTAAACAAGAAACAGATTTTGATAAAATAAGTAAAGTAATAAGAGAATTAAAAGAAGCATCACATGGTAATTATGATGGGTTTTTCGGATATGTTAAAAATTTTTCTTATAAAGCAAGAGAAGATGGGGGTTATGATTGCACTACAGAGTTAATATCTAGCAACTCTTTATTAGAATCTTTACAAGCAGGAAGAAAAGTAGACTTTATAAGAGATGATAATACAATAATAGTTGAAGATGAATTTTTATATTATTTAAAATCTATTCAGAAAAATTTACAAAAAGCTGGAGATGAATATTATTTACAATTTAAAGGTACAGATAAAGAAAAAGAAATACAAGAAAACGAACAATTTCAAAATAAAGCCCAAAATATAGCTGCGTCAGCAGGAAATAATCCTGTAGTTGCAGGTCAGCTAATTACTGGTGATGCGTTTTTAACATATACAAATCCTGATATAACAACTGATAGATCTAAAGAATCTGAAGAAGTTGAAAATACGGTTAGAGAATTAAATAATATAGAAGCTCGTTATTTAACAGGATTTAAAGATATAGAAGAATTAGTATATCAAATAAATAAAGGAACTATAACAGATCCTATTGATAATGTTGATCCGATGTCAGGAATAGGAATTCAATCAATATTAAATAGTACTATACTAAAAAATACATTACAATATGATGAAAAGGATGATGATGATAACGGATTAAGAACCGATATATATGTTAGATGGGATTTAATATGTCAAATAATTAACCATTTAATAACAGACCACTATAAAGAAGGAAAACCAGTAGTAGAAATAACATATACTAGTGAAAATACACCTACAACATTTAACTTAAACAATACAGAAGCTACTGGTTCTTTAGATATAAATGATGGAAGTCCTTATTATATACCCTATACTGCTCCTAACAACTTAAGCCTTGTAGATCCATTATATTCCTCAGAGTATAACAAATTTTTAACAGATTTTGAAAAAGAATTTGGAAAAGGTATAGATGGTCCTTCAGTAGGGAATAAAGAAGATTATCATCCTTTATTAGGCCAAAGTTATGACCATAATATATGTTTATTACCCCACATGTCAATTTTTGATGGTCTTTTTTCTTCTGATCCACAAAATGGGAGTTCAGGATTTTATAAAGATCCTAATTTTAAAGATAAAGATAAAACCAAAACATTTTTTGAAGCTAATCCTACTTTACTAACTTCATATTTAGGTACAGGAGCTAAAAGAGAAAGTATAGGTCTTGTATATTTTAATCTAGAATATATTATAAGAGAATATGAAAATATGAGACTAGAAACAGTAAAAGCAGAAGCAGGTGAAGAAACAGTATATACAAGGTTTAGAGATGATTTTAACATGGTTAATTTTCTTAAAACTATTTGGGGTAGTGTAAATAATGCATGTGCTGGTTTTTACAATTTTGATGTTCATACCGAATTTGAAAGACCTCACATAGCAAGAGTAGTTGAAACTAATTTTAAACAAGATTTTTATAAAGATGAATTATTTGAATTTAGACCACAAGGATTAGAATCAATTACTAGAAATTTTATGTTTGAAAGTAGTATATCAAAAGATATGGCAAGTATAGTATCCATAGCTGCACAAGTTCCAAACGAAGAACAATCATTAGAAGCTTTATCCTTTAAAGCTTTTCATAAAAACATAAAAAGTAGATTTACCTCATTAGAATTTACTGAAAAAGAAAAAAGACTAAGACAAGAAGCAGCTGTAAAAGATTTATCTTATGATATAACAAATTATATGAAAATGGTTAATAGTTTAAGAGGTTATATGAAGGCTCTTCGAAATTCAGATTTTTCTTCTGAATATAAAGAAGATAGTGAAGGGAATAAACAAAAAATTCAACAATTAAGCCCAAAAACTGCTATAAAATATGCTAAAGAAATTGAAGAATTAAGACAAAGAATTGCAAATAGATACCCATTAGGTCATCCTGAAGAAGGTTTTTTTAGACCAAATACAACACATGAAAGAAGTGCTATTGTACCTTTAGAATTTAGTTTACAATTAGATGGAATATCTGGATTAATACCTTACCAAGTTTTTAGAATATCATCTGATAAATTACCTTTTGATTATGGGGGAGATGATGTAGCTTTTATAATAAAAAACGAATCCCAAACTATAGGTTCTGATAATAGTTGGGTAACAGATATAACAGGTCAACTTGTTTTATTAAATATTAATCCTAATAATGAAGGGATACAAGACATACTAACTTTAGATGAAGACGGAAATCCTATTACAAATGAAGAAGCTGATGAAGTAGATGAGTTATCAGAAGATGAACTTAGATATCAAGAAGTAAATGGTGATTCAGGTTCACCAAACCAAACTGAAGAAGACGTAATACTTAGTTTAGATGTTGCAATGCAACAACCAATAAGAAATGTTTTAGCAACACTACAGGCAAAAGGATGGCAAACAAGAGTAAAATTTGGACATCGTACTGTAATAGAACAAAAACAAATAGTAGATAGAGGTCATTCAAATGCACCATTTAGTCACCATACTACTTATAGTGAGGATGGTACTCCTGCTGCTCTTGCTGTAGATATTATAGATAGAAGATATGCATGGAATATAGATACAAACCATCAGTTTTGGGCAGATTTAGGAGAGGCATGTGTATCTGAAGGTTTACTATGGGGTGGAAATTGGACTAGTTTTCAAGACGTAGCACATTGCTACACAGGTACAGGAACAACAACAACACAAGCATATACTCAAAGTAGTGATTCTTTATCTGAAACGGCAATTGAGTGGATTGATCATATAAATGATTTAAAAGCTACACACGGTACTGAGGGGAGTAATTGGAGACCATACTATGAGAGTACAGATTATAATTTAGAAGAAAATATAAATTTAAACGAGTAACAATAAATGCCTTATATACCTAAATCAAAAATAACAGTATTAAATACTAATGGGGGATTATTAGTCTTTAAAAGTAATAAAAGACCTTATATAGGACCTTATATTAAAGTTAATGATGGAAGGTATTTTGCGGGTACTAGTAATATTAATATAGGTGCCGAGTTAATGTTAAAAGATAAAAATACTGGTTTTAAAAAAAGTTTTGGATTTAATAAAGATATTTTAAAATATAAACTACTAAAAAAATCTATAAAAAATCGTTTATCAAAGGCTACCCCAATCCCTACAGTTAAAAATACCCCATCAGAATTAGACTATACACGGGGATATTATCAAAGGTATTTTTCAAAAAGGATAAATGGAAATAATTATCTTGAAATAAGCAAAGATACGTATGATTCTATAAAGAAAAAAGAACTTAAGTATGATTATAATTTATATAGTGTAGGTTCTATAAGGTGGTATATCACAGGAAACGATGTTCATAGACAAAATTCTCTAGAAATAATAAAAACTGAAAGATTTTTTCCTAATATATTTTACTTATTTCCTATTTTAAATGAATTTTTAAGACCTTCTACAGATGTACAAGAGAATCTTTATACAAATGGGGGTGAATTATATTACGGAGATGGTACTGAATATATAGGACCTTATCATGTCCACCCATTACAAGGACCCATGGTAGGAGCTACCCATGTAATGTCGCCACATCCTAAACTTTACTATTTTAATCAATTACCACAAGTAGGAGATTCTTCATATGAAGATTTTTTAACAGGATATAATAAAATAACTTGTTATAAATGTTTAACTACTTATTTTCCTTATTTTCAACAAGAAGTAGTATCTATAGAAAGATCCAGATTATTTGGGTGCCCTGAGAATTCATTTTCTGACACTCTTGATATAAATGGTAATATAATTAGTGGCCATACAACAGCTACTGAAGCTTGCCCACCACCACCCTTACCAGAACCACTAGGTGCTGGTATATCTGATGATAGACCTATAATTATAAACACTAATGATGATTGGACAGGCTACCCTTCAACTAATGATTACTCTAATTTTAATATCCCTCCTACAGGTTGGAATTTCAATAATACAGGTACTGCTGGTGGAGGTGGTGGAGGTGGAGGAGGTGGTGGTACCGGTGTTGGTATGGGCGGTATAGGTGTTTATACTTGTTTTACTGCAAATACTTTAGTAACTATGGCTGATGGTACTGAAAAAACAATATCATCTATTAAAGTAGGAGAAAAAGTAAAAAGTGAAATAGGAGAATCAACCGTATTAGAAATACAAATCCATGATGAGGGTGATTATGAAGTTTATTCTATAAATGGTAGTAAACCTTTTGTAACAGAAGAACACCCATTTAAAACTATTGATGGTTGGAAAGCCATAGATCCATTCTTAACATTTGAAAAACATCAAATTTCTTCAAATGTTTTAAATTTACAAGATATAGTTTATAAAATAGATGGAAAAGAAGTAATAGAATCAATTGAAAAAGGTACAGTAAAATATCCTAAAGTATATAATTTATCCCTAGATAATGAACATGTTTACTATGCTAATGGGTATTTAGTACATAATGAAAAAGGATCAGGATTAACTTTAGATGATTTAAATGCCCTACATGAAGGAAATCGTCCTGTTGATGATGATTGGGGTGGTAATATACCTACATGGCCCCCAGGTTCCTTCCTATAATTTAAAAATATTTGGTTTATTAAATTATTTTTCGTACATTCCTAAGGTATGTTCTACCTTATTGAAACAAAAGACCAATT